TCTGGTTTAATGAAAAAGATTCAAAGCGAACTGCCAGTATTAGCATTAAACTTGCAGAAGATTATCAAGGCTCTGGTGGTGGTGGCTACAGAAAATCATCTGGAAAGGATTACAAAGCCAAGTCTATAGGTGAAGATACATCTGTGTTTGGTAAGCCACCTAGAAATGATGATGATCCAGATGGAGTACCTTTCTAGTGGCATATAATAAAACCTATTACAATTTAAATTCTGAACATATAAAATCTTACAACAGGCTTAGAAGGGAATCTAATCCTAAAGTTAAGGAAAGCGAGAAGAAGTCTTATCAATTAAACACAGAAAACTATAAATTGAGGTCTAAAATTCAACATCTCAAGGGAAAAATGGCATGGGAAATGTTATCGAAAGCTAAGAAACAGTTGGTTTTAACAGAAATATCAGAACAACTAGGTGTTAATCTGGATTAGTTATTGACAAAGATATATTTTGTTAGTAAATTATTAGATATGGATAGATAGATTAAATGCACTCTATCGGATAGTAAAGCAATGTACAAAGAGGGGCTATCTATCGTTAGTGAATTGCCTAGTGGCTTAATGGTAAAGCAACTGACTGTTAATCAGAAGATTACAGGTTCGAGTCCTGTCTAGGCAGTAATAAATTAACTTGGAGATATAAATGAGTAGAGAATTTGAAGTATATAATTTTGATGATTACACAGATGAGCAATTAGATGACTTGTTAGATGAGTTTACCAATCTGATTAATGAAGCAAAAAACAGAAATGAGGAGGAAGACAAATGAAGATAGCAATAAATACATGGGAAGAAAATATCTATGAGATATCTGATGAAAAACTTGATGATGAATTTCTCAAAGAGATAAAGACATATGGTGGTTGTGATGAGGATATAGCTATGTACTTTATGGAACATGGTAAGCAAATAGATTGTATTGATAGTGGCTACACAGATAATGAGCCATATAAAGTTATAAAAGAGGATGAAGACAATGAGTAGAAATTTTAAAGTAGAAGTAAAGGGTACATTCTTTGCACATGAGCAAGAGAGTATTGAGGGGGCAAAACAAAACATATTGAGCAATGTTCATGTAAGAGATTTACACGATATGATTTTAGATGCCGAAATTATAGAAATAGATGAACATGGAAATGAATTAACTTGGAGATATAAATGAGTAAAGATATAACTGAAATGCTAGATGATATGTGTGAAAGCTATTATGGACATAAACATTGGGCTTTTAAAGACACATTAACAAAATCAGAATTAAAAGATATTAGGATTGATAAGTCAGCAGACATTATGCCAAGTATAGTGTTTTTTAATGAAGATAGGAGAAACGAATATGAGTAAACAACAACACGAAGAAAGACAAGAACAAATAATTGAAGAAACATCTTCTATGACTATTGATGAGTTCCAGACTGAATGTGAAAATTATAAGGTAGAGGACGTAGGCATTGATGAAATGTTTAATCAGTTAGTTGAATCTAAAATGGAATTGGGAGAATAGAGATGAAAAAATATAAATATGCTTATGATGATGGAATTAAATTTAGATATTTAGAAGATATAATTCCAACAGATAAAGACTTAGATATTATAGAAAAAAGAGCAATTAAAACTGGAGATAGGATAACTTCTGAATGTGATTATTTTCAAGAAAAGGGTTATACCCAAACTGATGAGCTAGACTGGGTTAAAGAAAATAATAAAGATAAAGCAGATAGACAGTTGCACCAAGAGAATAGAGATGTCTAAAGGATCACGCCAAAGAAAGAGCCAAACACCTGATTCTAAAGTATCAGATAACTGGAGTAAGATATTCAATAAAGCTATACCAGAGTTAAATGTAGAATGGGCTTGTTATTGTGAAAAAATTAATTCAATCCGAGATGAGTACGGCTTATCCTCAATAGTCTACACATTAAACGATAAAGAAATATTCACTAAGGCATTTAATAAAAAATATAATACTTAATCTTCTTATTCAATCTCAGATGTAGCCAAAACTTAGCCAAAACTTAGCCAAAACTTAGCCAAATTCAATCTCAGTCGTTCAATTACTCAATTCAATCTAAGATGTTTAGCATAATTCAATCTAATAATCTTTGGAATTAAATAGCCTGGTATTAATTCAGTAACTGTTATTTATAGTCAATCTGATAGGATATATCGCTTTGAAATAGCTCGTAATAGCTCATATTTGAGCATTTTATTGGTAGTCGCTTATGATAGTACATTGATATTTTAAGCATTAAAAAGCCACTAGAAAATTCTAATGGCTCTTATGGTTATATGGTTATTTATTAATATATTGTACTGTATAGCTCATTACCTAGTATTGATGATAATATCTCTTGTGATGTTATTTTATAGACTGCCTGAAATTCAGAATCATCTGATATGTTATCTTCATTGTTATCTAGATCACCATTTTTATCTGTATACCAATAATCCATATCTTCATTATAAAAACATTGATTATTAATATCTGATATATCATTAAGTTTATCTCGGACTTTATTAGCTATTTTTGAAAAATCAAAACTATAATCTTCATCTATCAAAGTCCCATAAAGATCATGATTCAATAAACTTATATTATTAATAGTTTCTTTATCTAATAAAGTTATAAATTTATCGTGTATTATTTTATCTATATTCATTGTCTTATTTACCTCTATTTATTTAATTTAATGTTATCTTTGTATTGATTTATAAATAAATTGTCTTTGTCCGTATATTCCATATTTATTTGAATATATGCGCCATTTAGACAAGTGGGATTTTCTTTGCTCAAACTACCCGACAACATCATTCTATTGTCTTGTTTTTTACTTTTTTTACTGCCTATACTCCCAATATATATATCTATCCTATCTGAAAATATATTTATTAAATGACACATATCATCAGTAGATATATTATTTGCTATTTCTATTATATCTATATCTTTCTTTTTCATGTTTACTCCTATTTATTAATAATTTTAGCTATACCAACACTATTGCCATTGTAATCGAATAATTTGACTTGCTCTCGATTTAAAAAATCATGATTATCAATCAATTCTTTTAATATCCTTGATATCTCCATGTTTTCATCAAATTCAAAGGCTTGATTATCTGTATTTATTTCAATATTTATTTTCATGTTTTACACTCCTATTTATTAAATTAATATTGCTATTGTTATAGATATAGTTATCCCTGATAACCAAGTTATAACAAATTCTTTTTCACCTCTAAACCATAAATTAATGATCCATACAATTAATCCAGCTAATAACCCTATAACACAGAATAACGCTAGATAGAAATATAATAATATTACTTGCTCTATCATGCTGATAACCTTATATCTTCATTACATAGACAAGCGTTTTTATATAGCATTGGGTTAGTCGTACTACCCATATTTATTAAACCTGTATTTTCATAAGTATTATAAAAATCTTCTTTATTTTGATAATAAATATCACATGTTTTTATTCTAAAATTATGATTTATTTTATATAATTCAATCATAAAATCACGATAACCATGCCAACATACAGCATTTACCTTGTTTTTTTGACCATTTTTGCAAGTCATATGACCTGTGCGTTGATATTTTTTAGTTTTATCTAATCTTAATCTTACATTATAACAATTATTACTAATTGCTTTATAATCTACAATTAAATTAAGATCGTTAGATATTTTATTTAAAACATCTTCAAAATTTTCTATTTTTTTAGTATTAAATATTTTCATTCTATTCATTCTCCAATTTATTATTTTTTATATTAAAGTATCTAATGGTTTCGTGTTTATGTTCCCAATTATCACCACTAGGTGCGAATATTTTATATCTACCATCATTTAATAAAGATACTTTAAAATCTCCCATAGTTTGACCGAAAAAGCTCATAGTTTCCTTATCAAAGAAATAAGGTGCTGTTTTTTTAGTCAATCTTTTTATATCGTATATAGTCAATTTTTTATCATTCATATCTATTAAACCTCTAAATTTTCAATTTCTTTAACGTATTCATGACTATTTAATGAATAATCACTTAACCAATGAACATCTGTTTTATTATATTCATTATTATATTGAATATAGCCTAGTTGATCTTTTAACCAATGAGAGCCACTTTTATATATAATGATATAGCCATGTTCATAGGTATCGTATTTAAAAACATCTTTTTTATTGATAAATTCACCACCTATTGTGATTTTATGTTTTAAGTTATATTTTTTTAAGATTTCTTTAATCTTTGTATATGTGTTTTTCATAACTATTCAATTCCTATATTTTTATTTTTAACGTCAATATAATTATAATGTGCTGATAAATCTTTATAAGGATTTAAAACCACCTCGCCTATATAATCAAAACTACCAAAGATACCCTCTAAAGTTCCAATCTTAAACTTAAAGATATTAAATAATATCCATAATAGACTTACCTCTATCTTAGATTTTAAGGTATATGTACCATATTTATTCTTCATGCCTATCTATTCCTATATATGGACATCCATGTCCGTTAAATCATTCCTTTAAATTAAGTTATTATTTGCATATTCTGATAATTTTTTAGATATATCAGCATAATTATTTTCATTAATGTTTTTGCATAGTTTTTTTGACAATTCTTTAAAACTATCATCTTCCATTAATTCATTAAATATTGCTGTAGTTTCAGTTTCTACATCACTTATTACACAATTTATTAAAAAGTTTTTCATATATCCTCTTTTGTTATATACATCATGTACGTTTATTTATTCCTATGTAATAACAATAATATATTTCTATAGGAAATGCAACACTATATCAGTCTAATAACGAATTAATATCAGATTCGACAATCAAAAGGTACTCAATAGCCTTTATCTGTTATATATAATACTTAACAAGCAATAACCATTAATTAGCTAGTAATTAGACAATAGCAAGGCATATATAGGATTCGCCACCTAAAGAAAGGATTCAAAGGCTAGGTTGTTCTATATACAGATATAAAGAATAGATTAGTAATAGTATGTTAAGGATCAGTAATAGATTAGAAAAATAATAGTTACTATCTTCTCACCCTTACCAATAAATAAAAGCAAATAAGAAACCAAAAATAAAGCCTATATATGAATAATAAAGATTGTTTATAAGAAAATAATAATATTAGAAAGTCATTGATTAGAATATTATAATATTAGAGAGTGGCAACCCCCTTTTGTCAGACCAGATTATATATATAGTTCCACATCTGCTATGGTGGGAAATATCAATACTAATAAAATATATTCATAAACACACCATGTTGGGGTATCAATAAAATAAAACACAAGATAGGGCGATTTGGTTTGCAATGTTAAAAAAAATTGGATAGGCTTAGAGGTGGAGTATTATGTCTACAGAAAGAATACAAAAGATCCTCGGTGAGCTTACTAAGCGACAAGAGGAGAATAGATTAAATTATTACCAACCTTACGCCTTTCAAGAAAGATTCCATAAAGCAGGTGATGAATCTAATCAAAGATTATTGATGGCAGCTAACCGAGTGGGTAAGTCGTATGTGGGAGCTATGGAAATGGCAGCTCATTTAACAGGGCTTTATCCTAAGTGGTGGCAAGGTAGGAGATTTGATAAGCCTATTAGGGCATGGGTATGTGGTGCGAGTAATGAAACCACAAGAGATATATGCCAAAAAGAATTATTTGGGCAACCAGACAACCCCAGAGATAAAGGGAAAGGATCTATCCCCAAACATCTCATTGGCGAAACCACAAGGAAACCAGGTGTGCCTAACGCACATTCCTCGGTACTTGTAAAACACAGCACAGGTGGGTGGTCTAGAGTTGCCTTTAAGGCTTACGAACAAGGGGCAGAAAAATTTATGGGGGAGAGTTTAGACCTTATTTGGCTAGATGAAGAACCACCTCAAGACATCTACTCACAATGTATAACCAGAACCTTAGATAAAAAAGGACAGGTTTACCTTACTTTTACCCCAGAATCAGGCATGACTGAGGTAGTACAGAATTTTACCAGTGATTTAAGACCAGGACAGGTTTTAGTTACAGCAGGTTGGGAAGATGCAGAACACCTAACCGAAGATATGAAAGAACAGATTTTAGCAGCCCTACCTCAACATGAACGAGATATGAGGTCAAAAGGCATACCAATGATAGGTTCAGGGCTAGTATTTCCTATAGATGAGGATAACTTAGCTGTCGAGCCTTTTAAGATACCCCCTCATTATGCAAAGATTGCAGCAATAGATTTTGGATACGACCACCCTACAGCCGTAGTATGGTTAGCTTGGGATAGAGATGAAGACATAGTATACGTTTATGACTGTTATCGAATGGCTAA